GAAAGTCGCGCCCGCACCCTTTTGCAAAGCGCAAAAGGTCTACTGGTCGGCGCGTCGCCATGACGCACCGGACAGCGGCAGTCCAGGCGGCTGAGCACTCCCTCACCCAGTCGCTCACGGCCGAACTGCGCACCATCGGTGCGGCGCTCGCGGAGCGCGTGTCCGCAGCGGCCAAAGTCGTCGCGCACGACCTCACGGACGACGCGGTGGACGAGGCGGACTGGGAGCCGATCGTCGATACGGTCAGCCTGCAACTCGTCGCGGTGGCGGAGGACGGCGCGCGTAACACGCTACTCGACCTCGGGATCAGCGCGAAGGACACCACCGACCAGACATTTCAGGAAGCTGTCGAGTGGGCCAAGCGGCGCGCCGCGGAGCTCGTCGGCAAGCAGTGGGACGACGATGGCAATCTCGTGGACAATGCGGACGCGGAGATGGCGATCACGGACACGGTCCGTGCGGAGATTCGTACAGCTGTGCGCGACGCTCTGGATCGTGGCGCGCCTGCCGCAGATCTGGCGGACGACATCGCAGGAATCGACGCGTTCTCGCCCGATCGCGCGATGACGATTGCCCGCACGGAAGTCATCCGCGCGCACGGTCAGGGGCAACTAGCGGCGTTCCGAAATTCCGGCGTGGTCGAGCAAAAGGCGTGGTCCACAGCCGAAGACGGCGACACGTGCGACGACTGCACCGAAAACGAGGACGAAGGCGCGATCGACCTCGACGACGACTTTCCGAGCGGCGACGACGCCCCTCCCGGACACCCGAACTGCCGTTGTGCCCTGGTCGCCGTGATGGCCGACGAGGACGAAGACGAAGAGGAAGACGAAGACAACGCGGACGACGAGGAGTCGGCCGACGAAGAAGGATGATCCGACCATGACGACCAAGAACATCTTCGTCCCGATCACCAAGGTCGACGCCGTGCAGCGGCTCGTCTACGGATCGCTCGCGACGGAAGCCGTCGACAAGACGGGCGAGATCTTCGATTACACGACGAGCAAGCCGTTCGTCGAGGCATGGTCGGGCGAGATCGCGAAGGCGACCGACGGCAAGTCGCTCGGGAACCTCCGTGCGATGCACGGCAAGATCGCGGCCGGCAAGTTCACGGAACTCGTCTGCAACGACGCGTCGAAGAGCATCGACGTCTGCGCCAAGGTCGTCGACGACACGGAGTGGGAGAAGGTGGCCGAAGGCGTTTACACCGGATTTTCGATCGGCGGCACCTACGAAAAGAAGTGGAAGGACGATGCCACCGGCAAGGTGCGCTACACGGCGAATCCGCACGAGGGGAGCTTGGTCGATCTGCCGTGCAATCCGGAGTCCACCTTCGCGATGGTGAAGGCTGACGGCGCGACAGAGATGCGCAAGTTCGCGCCTCCGGCTGCGACCCCTGCGGCTCCGGCCGAGGGTGCGTCGACCGAGGCCTCCAGCGCCGAGCTCGCGCAGGTCTGGCAGGCGAAGGACGGCGCGACGTTCGCGACCAAGGCGCTCGCCAAGGCCCACAACGAAGAGATCGCGAAGTCGGCAGCCGAGGCGGCGGCAAAGGCCGCGGACCCGGCAGCGCGCCTCGCTGCAGCCGTCGAGAGGCTGCAGACGCTCGCAGCGTCGGTGAAGACGCCCACTGCGCCGGCAGAGGCGCCCGTTGCCAAGCGTGAGTTCTCCCAGGAAGAGCGCGACAAGGCCGCGGACGCGGGCGAATCGATGCCCGACGGCTCGTTTCCCATCAAGACCACCGCTGACCTCAAGAACGCGATCCAGGCGTTCGGCCGAGCGAAGAACAAGGCGAAGGTCAAGGCGCACATCAAGACGCGAGCGAAGGCGCTCGGCGCGGAAGGCATGCTCCCCGACTCCTGGAAGGACGGCGCCGACAAGGCGCTCGTCTCCGGGGAGCTCCGCAAGGGGCTCTACGAAGTCTGCCGGCTCGCGAGCCTCATTCAGGAGCTCGAGTGGCTGCAGGTCGAGTCCGAGTGCGAGGCCGAGCGCGAGGGCGACGACTCCCCGATGCCCGACAACATCAAGGAGGACATCGCCAACCTTTGCGCCACGCTCCGGGCGATGGTGGAAGAGGAGACGAACGAACTCCTCGACGAAGACGAGGCGCTCGAATACGGCGAGCTGCTCGAGATGGCGATGCATGCCCCCGGCGTCGGCGCGCTCGCGAAGGGCCTGGCCTCGAAGCTCGGCGGCGTCACCGGCCGCGTCCTCAAGGACGTCGCCAAGGCCCACAACGCCGCGGAGAAGGCGCACTTGGACAGCGCGCATAGCCTGGTGAAGGCCGCGGGCGCCGCGTGCCCGAGCGGCGATGGCATGACCGAGAAGGTCATCCCGGCCGACAACCTGAAGAAGGCCGGCATGCGCCACGGGGCCGCCGACCAGGCGCACTTGGACAGCGCGCACGACCACCTGAGCAAGATGGGCTACTGCGGCGGCGCCGAGAAGGCGATGTCCGCGGGCGACCAGGTCCACCTCGACGCGGCGCACGACCATCTCTCCAAGATGGGCGTCGGCTGCGGCATGGCGAAGGCGGGCGCACGGCACTCGGCCGAGGACATGGATACGCTCACCAAGGCGCACGACCACATGCAGAAGGCCGGCGCGTCCTGCCCGTCGCCCAGCGAGGAGCCCGAAGAGGAGAACGCCGGCAAGTCGGCTGGTGGTGACCTCGCGAAGCTCCTCGACGCCGAGCGCGAGAAGAGCGCGGGCCTGGTGAAGGCGATCGACAGCGCAATCGCGACCATCCAGGAGTTCGGAGCCCGCCTGAAGAAGCTCGAAGAGCAGGAGATGCCAGACCCCCGAGCGACCACGCTGCGTGTCGTCAGCAAGTCGGAGGACGACCAGGCGGCTGTCGCTGCGCAGTTGCTCGAAGCGCAGAAGAGCGACCCAACGGCGGTCGCCAAGTACCTGATGCAGCTCGCGCAGCAGAATCCCCGGGGCATGGTCCCCGCGGGTCGCTGAGCCAGCGGTCAATCCCAACTCCACGCGCGGCCTCGCGCGACGGCAACCGGGACGCCTAACCGGGAGCTGCGAGGCCGGCGTGTGTCGCGTGGGCGGCGACGTGTCTCTCTCCACCCACAACACACCATCGAACGGAGTCCCCCATGGATCCCGCCCAACTGCAACAGACGCTCGAGGCGTTTCGCAAGGCGTACAAGTCGCCGACCGCGGGCACGCCCCCCTGGCTCCTCAACAAGGACGCCAACAGCACCTTCCACCAGTCGTCCAGCGCCACCTCGGGGCTGACGTACTACGACCTCGAAGCACCGGCGAAGTTCCTGGTGCCGATCCCCACCCCGCTGCGCAACGAAATCCCGCGCGTCAGCGGCAAGGGCGGCATCCAGGCGGCATGGCGCGCCATCACGTCGATCAACGGCAGCGGCGTTCGCGCCGGTGTCTCCGGCGGTCAGCGCGGCGGCGTCATCCAGGTCGGCACGACCGACTACACCGCGGCCTACAAGGGCCTCGGTCTGGAAAACAACGTGGATTTCGAAGCCGACTACGCGGGCATGCCGGACTTCGACGTCCGGGCGGAAGCCGCGCTCCGGCTTCTGCAGTCGCTCATGCTGCAGGAGGAGTACACGATCCTCGGCGGCAACTCGTCCTTCGCGCTGAACGGCGGCGCGGCGACCACCACGCCGACCCTAGCGGACAACACGACGGGCGGCACGCTGCTGCACTCGACGGCCTACTACGTCGTGTGCGTCGCGCTCTCGTTCGACGGCTACCTCAACGCGAGTGTGGCCAACGGCGTGCAGGGCTCGATCACCCGCCTGAACGCGGGCGGCACGACGGACACCTTCGGCGGCGGCGCCGGCAAGGTTTCCGCCGAGGCGACCATCACGCTCGGCGCAGGCGTCGACACCCGGAGCATCACGGCTTCGCTCGCGGCGGCCATCCCCGGCGCGGCCGGGTACGCCTGGTTCCTCGGCACGGTCAGTGGCACCGACAAGCTCGCGGCCATCACGACCGCCCCCACGGTCACCCTCACGGGTCTGGCAACCGGAACGCAGCTCTCGAGCAGCCTCGGGAGCAA